ATGTGTAGGAATCAATGAAATGTTCCAGGCCACGGCGAACGGGAATGATGGGTGTGCTGGTATTGATGTAATGAACCAGCCAGAACGCAACGACAGAGACCAATACAATCTCAATAACTATATCGGCAATCTGGAACAACATTCCCTTGTGTTCCCATTCCCTTCCCTCATGATTTTCCGGATCATACACATCAAACATGTAGTAAAAGATGAAGGAAAGAACTGCACCAGCGACAGCATAGATCAGTGAAAAGATTACGATATTTGCAGTTACCAAGAATGCATCCCCTCGCTTGAGATGGACAGTGTGCATCCGATTGACGTACTGAACCATTGTTAGTTATACGTGAAAAAATAGAATATGCTCCCTTGGGTAATATGAACTTCAATATACGAAGGTTCAACATGGAAGTTATTAAAGAACGGTGTGCAATTGACTCACACAAATCTCCAATGATCCTCTTGATAGGTAAGAAAGATACGGGCAAATCCTTCTTGGTACGCGATATTCTCCATCATACCCAAGACTGCTATCCTATTGGAACCGTCATTTCGGGAACAGAGGTAGCCAACGAGTTCTTTCAGCATATGGTTCCTTCCAAACTCATTCATGACAAGTACAAACCTGAAATTGTCATAAACGTCGTTAAGCGTCAGCTGGCACTCAAGCAGCAGCGCAATCACACGAAATCCACAATGATGGATCCTCGGGCGTTCTTGATTCTGGATGACTGTCTTTTTGATGATACCTGGATCCGGCAGGAATCTACCCGCTACGTGTTCATGAACGGTCGTCACGTGGATTTGACGACGATGATTACCATGCAGTACCCTCTCGGAGTTCCTCCCAGTCTGCGCACCAACGTAGATTTTGTCTTCATTCTGCGCGAGAACATCATCGGGAATCGCAAACGTATCTACGAGAACTATGCAGGTATGTTCCCCACGTTTGATATGTTCTGCCAGTTTATGGATCAATGTACAGAGAATTTTGAGTGCCTGGTGATTTGCAACTCATCCTCATCCAATAAACTGGAAGATCAGGTCTTTTGGTATAAAGCCAGTGACCACCCACCTTTCCGCTTATGCGCGGACTCGCTGTGGGTGGATAACAAGCCGTTCGCATCCACAATGCTGGCATCCGATGACTATAACCCCGCGGCTATGCGCGGAAGGGAGCCGTCAGTGTGGGTGAAGAAGGGAGGCACGTAATGCTTACTCGCGTAGCGCACCCTCCGAAGGATGCACAGGCACCTGGAGATCCGTTAGCTGATTACGCTGCGGCGGCGGCTCGGGAACACCCGCTTCTAGACGACGACGCGCATTCTCCTCCTTCTGCGCCTTGATCGACTGCTCGCGCTCCTCCGCGAAGAAGAGCTCGCGATTCGCCTCATTCTCCTTGTACTTGCGCATGATCTCGTTGAGCTGTGCGTTGGCATACTATACGTTCTCCATGAGGTGCTCAGACGGCTCCCACGGCAGCCAGCAGCCCATGCGACCGATCATGAGGTTGTCCTTCGGATACTTGCGCTGCAGGACCTTGCACCACAGCTGGGCCTCCTCGTAGGACGGGAACGCGCGGCGCACTTTGACACCCCGAATGTTGCACTGGAAGTTGTGTTCGCGGTCGAACGACTCCTGAATCTCCTTCTCGTGCTTCAGCAGGAACACCTGGTACTGCTCGGGAATATCAGATTTCTTGATCTCGGCACGATGGGTCTTCTCAAAATCGTGGATATCCTTCATGACATCGTCAATCTTGATGGAGTACTTGTTGGAGAGATACGACGCCAGCGTCTCCAGCCCCTTCACCTTGAAGTCATACTCCGTCCACTGCATGAACTTCTGGAAAAAGTACTCCTGTTTCTTGGCGAGTACCTTCTCGGGTGACAGAAAGGAGACAATGCAGTAGCGCTGGTTGGGCAGCTCCGGATCCTCGTCGAGGTAATCGATCGGGGCACCATCCTCCTCTTTGGGTAGTTCTACACGCTTGCTGTTCATTTTATATATGCTTGTGCCAGCATTGTTAAAATAGAAACGCGGCGATCACGAACTCGTATGGTTCTTCATCAGACCAATGCCTGCGATAACCAATCCCAGTCCAAGGTACTGACTCCAGTTTTTCAGCCGGTCGCCGAGAATGACATATGCCGCCACGCTGTTCAGGATGCCCGAAACTCCGTCCCACATTCCATTGACATAAAGCACGTTGTCCAGCCGCAGTGATTGTATTAGAAAATACACCACTCCGGCATACCCCACCACTCCATGCATCAAGTAGCTCGCCTTGTTCGTCAGGGCATAGAACCGAAGTGCAAAGTCGCCATAAATCTCTACGAGTGATAGAAGAATAATTGTTACAAAGGACTCGTCAAAGTATCCAGCCATTATGACCCCTCCTGAAATTTTCTCCTTCAACAAGTATAAACCAATATGTCCGATGCCCCCCACGCCGCCCCGTCCATGGGAATCGATGTCGCCGACCTGGTCAAGCGCCTGGTAAAGTACGCCCTGGAGGGCCTCGCCGTCGCCGTGGCGTGCTACCTGCTCCCGGGCAAGAAGCTCCGCACGGATGAGATCGGCACGATTGCGCTCACTGCGCTGGCCGTGTTCGCCATCCTCGATATCTATGCCCCCTCGGTCGGCTCGTCTGCCCGCACGGGTGCCGGCTTCGGTATCGGCGCGAACCTGGTTGGCTTCCCCGCTTAAACATAGGGCGCCTTTACTCTATAATGTTCAGACTCAATGGTTACTGGTTTGTGGTAGCGCCCAAACCCGGAGAACCTCCTCGCCTTACGCATCACATTATGTGGAACGTTGCGAAAGGCGTGGATGCTCAGAAAGCATACCGCGAATGGTATGCGAAGGAACGCAAAATAACGTCTGTCCTCTATCCAATAATACCGCATGACTGATTACTTGACAACAGGTCTGCAAGCTAGCGGGATAACCCTGCTGCTTCTCGTGCTCTTTGTCACGTTCTACTGGGCGTTCCGTGGCTTTCTCCCTGCCAGTCGTATGGTTGAGCTGGATGTCGAGAGCGACCTTGCCGCGAATCGCGCGACCTTCTACTTCTTCTACACGAAATGGTGTCCATATTCCCAGGATGCTATTCCGAAGGTGGAGAGCCTCTCAGAAGTTGTCAAAGATTTCACGTACGGCGGAAAGACGGTAGAGGTCAAGATGGTTGATTGTGATGTCGATAGCCGCGAGTGCGAGACTTTCAAGGTGGATGCCTACCCTGCCTTCAAGCTGCAGACCAAGTCTAAGCTGTACGAGTACCTAGGTCCCGGAACCGTTAGCGTCATGCGCAGCTTCCTGAAGTCGGCTCTTGGACCGGAACAGAAGGTACAGTTGTCGTCCGACAGCGACTAGTTTCTCAATGGCTCCTCGATTATCCCAAAAATTGAACATCTGCGTATTGTCTTCCACCAATAGGCACGTGTTTTGAGGATACTCGCGCTGAGTGTTATGCGATTCCATAATCGTTCGACAGAAGGGAAGAACCCCAACGTAATTTTCAGGCGTTACAGTTGCTGAATGCGTGGTCATCAGGAGGAGAGTCTGGTGCCTCACGTGTTTCGGGATAGCGGTCATGATATTTGTGCAGAGAACTGCTCCATCCACAAACAAGGAATCGCCGATCGTGTGCGGTGTAAAGATGAAGGGCAGGGAAATAGATGCGCGCAAGGCATCCCATACGCGTGTAGAAGGACCAAACCGCACGATCTTGAGGTGCGTAATATCGGAGGCCAGGATATGCAGGGGAACGGCTGCATCACCTACCTTCAAGGTTTCAAGGTTTAGACCTTTTACTGCGAAGATATCCGATAGTTTCTTGAACATCTGCGTGCCATCATCCAGTCCGTTGGTGAGTCCAAATCCAATAAACGCCTGTAACCGCAGGGGTTGGACAGAGTGCTGGATATTTGCAAGATACTCGAGGAATTGGGAAAGATCGTCAATAGAAAACTTGAAGGCGATTAAGGCACTCATGATTGCGCCGATAGAGATCCCGTACATTCCTTGATGAAACACCTTGTAGAGATACGGTTCTCCCTTTTCAGAAGCAATCTCGCGAAGAGCACCTACTTGTAAGGCTCCGCGCATACCACCTCCATTCAACCCTAAAATGGTGTAGTTCATCCTTGTGTGTTCTTTTCTGCGTCTATGAAAATGATTCGGGCCACTGATTTGTGGAAACACGAGCAGCAGCGTAAAACCATTAATATGCAAGCTATGAAACCCGTGCTCTCCAACCTCTTTTCGCAGATCAAGACTCATGCAGCGACCAATCACGATGCCCCTTACTTGGCCTTTGAAGTTCCCTCGTTTGTGTTTGGATATCCTCTTTTTGACCATCGCGAAGCCATTCAGTATGTCAGCGAAACCCTGCAGGAACAAGGGTTCCAAGTATGGAATGTAGGTCCTGCGACCATCCTGATTTCGTGGATCCAGCCCCCTGCCGGTCAGCGTACTGTCCGGGCACCGGCACGTATCGGTCCAGGGTACCGCCCCTTTGTGTATGACGACTCATCCATGGCGTTCCTTCGTCAAAAGATGAACTGACAAAAACGAACTTTAATATACGCCCCAAGATGACTGACGTAAGAATGTGTGAGCACGATCCCCGCGGAATCGTTGTAGAGGAGGGACAGCACGTATGCACCTCCTGTGGAACAATGCTGGATCAATCGATTGATGAAGGTGCCGAGTGGCGGTACTACGGCGCCGACGACAGGAACGAAGACCCTTCCCGCGTAGGTCTTACCATCAGCCAGTTGCTACCCGACTCGTCGTACGGATCGATGATGATGAACCGCAAGGTGGGCTCTGCGAGTTTCCGTAGTATTCAGCGTCTGTCCGCCTGGTCGTTGGCATCCCATTCTGAGCGCTCGTGGCTGTCTATCTTTGAACTCGTGAATCAGTACGCTTACCGCAACGGATTCACCAAAGCTATTCTTCAAGAAGCCTGCTCGCTGTTGAAAAGCCAGGAGGATGCTCTGAAATTACGAGGAGAGACCCGCCGTGCTCTCCTGGGCGCCGTATTCTTTGTCGCGTGCCGCCGCTTTGATGTGTCGCGAACGCACGAGGAAATCGCAGAGATTGTCGATGTCTCGACTCGCTCCCTGTCCAAAGCTATTCAGCGGTTCGGGATTATTGCAGACGACAATCCCCTGCTGAAAACCCAGCTGTCTTTGGCAGAGCGGATGATGAACGGTCTGGGGGTATCAGAAGCCCAGCGGGATACGATCTTGGCATCTATTCGCGCTATCTTCAAGAACCCCGACGAGGAGCTTGAACATACACCGAAAGTGATGGTGGCGGGTCTGATTGCCAAAACCCTGTGCGGAGGTCTTGACAAGACCAGGACACGGGCATTCCTGAAAGAGTTCGCGAAACACTCGGGAGTGTCAGCGGTCAGTATTCAGAAGGTTATGCAAGTTTAATAACAGTGCATCCTGCAGCGTATCCGCCAGGGAATCCACTTCCAATGTCCGCATCTGTAGGCGCTATTTCGAGAGGATCCTGTGTATTTACCATGAGATACACGAGATCTGTAGCAGATAGATTTACGATCTGGGAATATGCTACACGCCCCTGCCCTTTCTGACTACTCGCTAAAAACGGTATACTTACTGGAACGGTAGTATTTGGGATATTTGATGCGTTCCTTTTTAGCCACATATAGACTAGATATCCGTACGGTGAGTCTGGAAAGGCTGTATTTGAAGTTAAAACGTTCATCCATGCGTCAATCTTGTACGTTCCATCAGTATTAATTAGGATGACGCCCTCCCCTTCTACAGATGATACAGATGCACCATTGCTCCACTGAGTGCT